ATCTTCGCCAGCCTTTACACGCCAATTCTCAAAACCCGGTAACTCATCCGCTTTCACGGGAACGTACCCAAGTCTGATGCGCTTATCAATACTGTCGTAGCTGTTGGTCGTCGATAGCCAGCAAAGGTGCCATCCCGGAATATCCGGAACCTTTGGCAGCGCACTTTGTGTCCACTCCTCGCTCCACATCCTGCGACGTTCCTGCGCGGTCATGAACTTTTCCTCAACAGGCCCACGTTCTGCGTCCTCGCTTGCGCGAGTTTCGCGTCCACCGGCACTGAGAGATTTCTTTAGTCGTGAGTCCATTTCAAGCATTCCTGTTAAGTTTGGCTTCTGACGCATAGCGTTTGATCATTCGGGCACGTTTCTCTGGATCATCCCAAAGCCCCGCATCCTTCATCGCACGCACTTGCTCCGGTTCAAGAACAAAGGTGTTGCCCCCAGAGGCCCTACCCGTTTCCCTACCCGTTCCCGTTACCACGCTTCTAGGTCTGCTCCTATTAGGTTCACTTCTTTGATTGTACTTCTCAGGTAGTCTCTTTTGCAAGCGACTATCCAATTCTTCCCAAAAGTCTGCATCCGAAGGATTCCATCCCTCTTTAATCATCTTTTGATCAATGACCCGAACGATTTGAGAATCCTCGTCATCGCCGTTTTGATCAAACCACGGATTCTTGTCAATCCAACGATGCGCTAACCGAACTGCATCAGGATTAACCGTTCCTTGACTCTGTTGCTCACCGGCCTCTGCCGCACGAGTCTTGAAGCCATGCATCGCCTCAATCTTGCGCTTGGACTCGTACCACATCTGCTGCGCCTGCGTGAACGCAGTGCCGTTAGCCGTATCCGTGGCCTCACGCATCTTGGCCGTAGCGTAGTTCAGACGAAGTTCTTCGTCCTCAATGGCCTTGTCCAATCTTGCAAGGTCCGCCGAATAGGACTTGCGCTCCAAACCAGCAAGACGCTCCATCAAATCCTGATTCTGCTTCTGCAGCAGCGTCAGTCGAGTGTCCTTCTCTTCGTTGGACTTGCGGATGTGGTCCTTCTTGGCCCTGCGACGGTTTCTACGGGCGTCCCGTTGCGCGTCCGTATCATCGGGGTGATCTGCGTCGTCGTCCTGCTGTGCGGCCACTTGTTGGGGGTTTTCGACCCCTTCAGGCAACTCCGCGGTTGCTGAACCGTCAGCAGACTCAACGATCGCAATCTCATCTTTGAGATCTTCGGTGCTCATAGGTACGCCCTCATGGTCAAGGGGTCACCCGTAACTTTCGCAATCATCTCGTGATCGTTGAAAACGGCAAACAATGCAGGATCCTCGTCAGGCTGACCCGGCACATCAACTTCCCAACGATCGCCACCCCACTTAGGAACGCGGATGAAGTCACCGGGCTCACACCATGAGCCTTCCGGCCATGACTGCATCGTATCGCGGTGTTTGAACGCCAGCGGCCCAACATAGATAACCTTGGCCACCATGTTCTGCCACTTCTCAGTCTCTTTGGTCTCTTCAACCAAAATAATGCCGGATCCAGAAGTTTTCTTCTTGGTCCGGCGCAGTTGTACAAGAATCCGGCCACCTAAAGGTGTAGCACCGGGTGCAACACTTGGGAACGCCCAAGCTAACTCAGCGCTTTCTTTCAGCGCCTCTTGGTTAATCATTGTCTTCTTCCATTAAGGAGTTAAGAATATCCAGAGCCTCTTGCAGCCCCGCGTGATGACCCGTCATGCGGACATAAGCGTCCCAATTCACCGCATTTCCTGCGGCTAGGGACGCAGCTATTTCTAGCTGTCTACTTTTGATTCCGCCAATCAGATCGCCTAACGTCTTCACTTTTTCTTCGCTGGCAGCGCACTTCCTGTTTGTTTTGCCGGCTGCGCACCATTGATCGGCGCACCCTGAGCCATACGTTTATGTTGTGGAACCATCGGACCCTTCTGCTCTGCGTCACTCGTACCCATACTGATCTCCTTGTTGAACCAAACCACCCTTTGCAAACTCAATAGCCGTCTTCTGCTGATCGTGACTTAGACGTGCCGCATCCCTAGTCAATCGAGCAGTCTCAATCCGCTCTTTGGTTTCGTTGTCGCCAGTCGCAATCGCAAGTCGCAATTGTAGATCTTCCATCGCAATTTGTTGATCCAACTGCATCTTAGCCATATCCTTCTGAATGTCAGCTTGGGCTTTCTGCTGTTGAATCTGTATCTCAGCCTGATCGCGTTGCGCCCTACGCTGAGTCTCAGCCATCGAGGTCTGCATCAAAACCTGCGTAGAAGCATCCATCGGGGGTTTAGGCTTGAATTGCTCCATCGTCTGCATCATCTGCTGAATGATTGGTACAATTCCGCCAAGGGTCTCTTGCGCGTCAAGGGTGATGTGCTTAGACGCAGCCGCAAACAACTTGTCGATCATCTTCGGATCTTTCTCGATCTCGTAGTTCCTGACCTCTTTGCCTAGCGCCTGCGTGGCGTACCCGTTCATCCGGTTCAGATACCACAACACAATGTGCTGCTTGATGTGTTCCATAGCCTTGGGCAGGTAACTACCAGCAAGCATCGGGTTGCTGCCTAACGCCGGGTCCTTGGCATAGTCTAAATGGACCTGAATGTGAGCTAAGTGGTCTTGCTCAGGGTACGCAAACGCCGCCTGACCGATAGACATTGACACGTTCTCGTTTACCGCGTCCGCCTTCTCCGGCGCTGGCTCATCAATCAACAACTCATTGATTCCCGGCACCTTAATCTGCTTCAAGAACCGCGAAATTACCGCTTTACGGTTGAAAAGGTCCGGATTCTTGTCCATGATGGCCATGACCGCTTGGGTCTGGGCCATCCGCTGTGTTTCAGAGAAGATGTGCGGGTCAGAAACCGGCACAACGTCCGTCATCCGGGCAAAATCCTCACGCCGGATCTCTAAATCCTCAACAACCTCGCCTTTCCTCATGTCATCGAGGTACCAACGATTGATTCGGCTGAGAATCTTAAGAACTTTGCCCTGCGACTCGTGCAATCGGGCGTGAATGGATGAGAAAACGACAGCGCCCTGCTCAATTAGCGCCTGCGTCGTCCCAACCGGCATATTGGAGTTCACGTCCGCGATCTTTTCTTCTGCGGTAGTGATCACACCCTTGGCTTGAGCCGTCAGCCACTGCAGCAACTCAAACAAAACCACACTTGGTGGATTGAATGGCATCGGCATCGCAAGTTTGCGGATGTCGTCCACCCCCGGAGCAGCCTCAATCTCATTAACCTGCGTGATTTCAACCTGCTGCGACTGACCGGAGACCTTTGCTCCTTTCAATTTCAGCATCGTTGCCGCATTATTGATGTGAGCGGTGTCTAAAAGAGCTCGTAGAGAACCGGTAAGAGCAGCAGACAGGCCACCAATAAGGTGAGGAAGACCGACAGCGTAAGCCCCGCGCCAAGGTATAAACTTAAACTCCGCAATCCAGTCGAGCTTGGCCATTGTTTCATCGCCTTCCTCCCAGTTGCGATACAACCCGATCACCTCGGTGTTCTGATCGTCAATCATCAGGATGTACGGGGCCATCTCACCCTTCGTGTACTTGTCGTCGTCAAGCTCCAAGTAGGTGTAGACGTGATAAACCCGACAAATCCCATCCTCGTTGTCGCCAGAGCGCTTGCCTTCAATCTTGTCGGTGGCCTTCTGCGGCCCCGTCTGCTCCGGCTCAATACTGGTTTTGACAAAATCTACGTCGCGGTACAGCCCAGAACGCACGCGATTCTTGAATTCGTAGTCCGATATGTCGTGGACTTCCGTAACCCGTTGAGCGGTATAGAAATTTCCCGCCGCAAACGGGATCAGGACGTTGTCAATTGGAAGAAATTCAACGCACGGGCGCTTCTTCTTCTCGTCGTACCAGAGCTTGATGTATTGGCTGCCGCCTAACGGCAACTGAGTGAGCATCTGCTCCTCTTCGTCGCGGAACTCCTCAATCTGTTCCGTCAACTGCCAGTTCATGAACTCAACTTTGCGCTCGGCCTGCTTGACCTTTTCGTCGTCAACGTCACCCAAAATTTTGGTTTTGGTCGGGCCGTCAGGCGGGAACATCTCCTTGATAGCGCGAGCAGCAAAATCTACGCAAGCCTCGGCCATCGCCGGGTGAACTACCTTGCTGGCACCGTTAAAGTTAGCCCCGCCGGGTGCGTCGTTACCTAAGCCGGTGCGCCGGATGCCCTCTTCATATTGCTTGTCGCGCTCCTTCCGGGCTTCTTTGTCCTTCTCCGCAAAGTCAATGTATCGCAACGCGATGCCGTCAAGCTCAAAGAAGTCAAAGTCCGCACTGTCCGCGAGGTTCTGATAGAAGTCCTCGTTGTCTAGCGGACCTTCGATCTCCATGTGAACAATTGCAGACCCGTCAGGCAGTTCCTCGATGTTGGAACCATCAAGGTTCAGTTCCGGTTCTGGTTGTTCAGCGCCATCGGGTTCACCGTCAACAAAACGGTTGTACTCTGGATCGATCGGAAATTCAGTAGCCATTAGTAGCCTTGTTTCCTTAGGAATTCTTCAATTGTAATCATCCCACCGTCAGCCATCATCACGGCACCACCATCGGCAAAGTCAGTAATCTGTTGACTTGGATCAGCGTCAAAATCAAAAAACGGGTGGCGTTGTTGCCTTTCCTGAGCGGTCAATCCAAGCCGCTTTTGGACCATTCTCGCTTCTTCTTCTCCAGCGGCACGCTGGTAGGCTTCATCAGGGTCTGTCATCCCCTCAAGTTGCCTTGTTTCATATAAACGGCCTCCACGGTTTGAAAGCACAGCCTCTTCGTTTCTAATTAAATCTTCATACAAAACAGGATCTATTGATTTCATGTTATCAATCCGATCTTGTATTTCTTGCATTTCCTTTTTTACAATATCCCTTTCTGCCATTTTGGCAGCCATGTAAGCAGAATTTGACCCCGGAGACCAGCCCTCTATATCTTGAATGGCGTGTTGCAACTCGTGTAAAGCAACTGATCTTTTGGGTTCGTCGCTCAAACCGGTGTTTACTGCAATTGATTTTGACATTGGATTATAAAACCCACCATATCCCTCGCCAATTGTCCATTCAGGGTGGCTTGTTTCAATCTGCTTGAGTTCTTGCTCAAACAATTGAGGATAGGCCGCTTTTAATTCTGGGTGATTAACATACTCGCCAACCGTTCCTCTTGAATTAATGTAGGCGTCTTGTTTTGTTTTATCCCACCAATCATTAATGTCTTTAATTTCATCAGGATCAGCGCCATTGGCATTGGCTCTTTCAAGCGCTTGTTGGTAACGCTTGTATGCAGCCTCCCCTTGTCGGTCTGTTGCGTTCCGATCTGAGTATTCCATCCACCAATCGTGAATCTCTTGGCGTAAATGGCCATCAGGTGCCCTGTACGTTCCGGTATCACGCCAAATTTCAAAAGGGGCTCGCCCTTTTTTTTCCATTTGCACCGCACGGTCAGCGTCAACTTTCCGCCACGTTTTGGACGTTGGCCCCATCATAATCTGCATCGGGGCTGTACCCGTAGCGTTCAGAACCTGCTGGGCTAAGTTGTATCCAGCATCACTGGTTGCCGCGTTCTTGATGCCCTTTGCAACACCCTTGGCTACCCGTTTTCCTTGGCCAACCGCAGGGATCAGGTCCATCAACCCAAACGCCGTGTCAACGCCAGCGCCAACGTAGTCGCCGCGCTTCAACGCATCAGGCACACCAGCCAGATCGTGCATGGCAGACTCGGCGTACACTGGGATCATCCCAGCCGCTACGACAGGGTTGACCATCGCGCCAATGTCCGCAACGCCAAACCCGCCGGGAAGCCTGCTGTTCGGGCCGCCAAGGATCGTCTGGGCTCGCTGCCTAGCCTTGTATCGATCTGATCCTGCGGACTCCATAGCGGCCTGAAGACCGCTGGCCATGCGCTCATTTGCCGTTGGGGTGACTGACCTAACCTCACCCGGCGCGTTGCTGTCGAAGATGCCAGCGCTGTACCGGCTTTTGTTCCGAGGGGTGTTGTACCGCTCCATCAAGTCAGCCAGCATTGTGTCGCCGCCCTTGTCCATGTGGACCTCGCCGCCTGTTGCTTTGGTAATGTCAGGGTCGTTGATGTCGTAAGTCCCTCGGTTGCCAAGAGCGGATTTGATGCGTCTTGTGTCGAAGACACCAAGGTTCTTCACTCCTGCCTCTTTCATATGGGCAGCGTCATAGCCCGCTTCTTGAATGGCATCAAGAACTCTTGGATCTTCAATTGCACCCCAATTCCCCGCTTCCAATAACTCTTTAATGTCTTCTGGGTTTTTTTTGTAAAGCAGACTCCATTTGTCTGTATCGTTATATGGCAAGCGAGGCAATATGTTTTCAATGTGTTCAGGTATTTCGTAATCCCAAGGGCTTTTTGCCTGCACATAAACCGGGTACATTGCTGGGCTAAACCTGCCTTCTGGGTCTGGCGCACCAGAGTAACTGTTTGCAAACTCTGTTTCAGGAGACACAAAAGTCATTCTTCGACTTCCGTGTTTGAATTCCCGAATGCCTTCTTCTCCGGGTTTGCTTACGCTACGCGTCCCTGCTTGACGGGTGCCGTGGTACATCCGTTTTTTGATTTGGCTTTCTTCAAGAAGCCTAGCAAGGTTGGCTTCCCGCTCTGCCGTGGGCAAGATGTCCTGTGCGCCCTTGATCACTTGCTGGGATACAGGTACGGTCTTAACCGCAGCCTTGGCCGGCCGGTTTAGTTCCGCCAAGAACTCATTGATCAGATTCTTTACAACCGCCTTGCGTGGATCCATGTCCGCCTCTTGCGTAGATCCGCCATCATATCGCGCCTAGGCTGTCAAGTCATCTGGTCTTTGTAGCACCCACCATAGACCCTTGCGTACTTGAAGAAGTAACTGTCCTCAATCAACGCCACCGCCTCCGGCGCGAACGCTAACGTCATGAAGTCCGCAATCACCCGCAAGTTCACCTCGTGCCGCGTTTTGCCCTTCACCCCAACCTTGTGCGCACCCCTGTCATCATCAGACAAGATGTCCGTCAGCACTACCGCCTCTGGATGCCTCTCCAGCCACCGATCAACTAACCGCCGGTCGTCAGATAGCACCGCGGCATCTCCGTGCTCCCTGAGCAGCATCTGGAACCGTTCCGGGTCATGCTCCTTGTCCGTCCCCCTCAGATGCACAACCTTCTGTGGCCGGACGTTGAGCATCTTCTCTAACTCAAGCGATCGCTTCATTTTCAGCCGTTTCGCTAGGCTTCCAAAGTTCCACTCCCGATACCACATATTCGGGTGAACCCAGACCGGCACATCCCCGTCCGCTTTCTTAAGATCAAACTCAACTAAGTCCTGAACCCGGTACGCCCAATCACCGTTGGGCTTGGCTAACGCCCCAGTCCAAAACTCCGGGTACGCCTCACCCTCCGGCAACCGATCATCAAACCCATCAACGCTAAAGTACTTGTAAAAACCTTCCTGCCAGTTACTGTCCGTCCAATCAACGTAAAGCCGCCGGTTGTACTTGACCGCAATGTCAAGACAGTACGACAGGCTTGTCAACCTATCTGCGAAACCCTCGAACCCCTTGTGGATCACCCACTTGTCCACGCGATCCGAATCTAGATGATTCTGGTAATGCATCCCTTCTCCATTCTTTTGGTTCGTATTCGTACAACGGCCAATCATTCTCATCATATCCGTTGTTAACAAACTCATACGGATTAATCATGTTCTTGCGCGACTCACCAAACCAACCCGTATGGTTGTGGACAACTACATCGTCACCAAGCAACGGATAAAATTCAGAAGCCAGCCACTTCTCTTCGTTGCCGTAAACAAACGTCCGGAACATAGCCCGGCCCATAGATAAAGCTAACGTCGCAGGCAACGGCCCCACAACTCCAAAACTCCCAGCAATCACCGGGTTCGTGTGTAGCTTGTGGTCATACATCAAGTGAAAATTCTTGCCTGACGCAACCCACTCATACACCGCCATCGCCTCCCTCGCCGTAATCCGCGAGTCAGCATCCCTCACAACTACCCTCGCATCCTCAAACATTGGAAAGAACCGCCAGTAAGTACCGTCGCTCCCATCGCTAACTTCTATAACGTTAGCGCCCGGAAGTTTCACCCGTCTCGCATCGTCAATGTACAACCGAAACTCCCAGCCCGGATACCAGTGCTTGGCTAACTCATACTGCTTCTTCGCTCCCTCCAAGTATCTCGGGTTGTCCCCGAACACCGACAAGCTCACTATCTTTCTCATACATCACCTCGTACCTGCCACAAGCCCTGCAACTCCACCGCTCTCGGTTGCCAACCAAAACTCCCCGGCTGATCTGACCACCGCAAGGACAAGTCCGACCACCAAAAAAAACTTGCTCAACACTATCTATAATTATCATATGTAAATACTCTATATATATCAATTACTTATGATTATGTATTAAATGCATGGGGATGGAGGAGCAAAGCGCAGCCTTACCGTAGCCAGAGGACTAAAGTTCGCCTGCGCTCCGACAACATGGGTCTGTTATCGCTCACGCTGTCCAGACTTGTTTCAACCACCCGGCTCTAGACTTCGCCCACCGCCCCCGCTATGGCTCGCTCGTGTAACGGGGTTATTCAATGCCACCACCGACGTACCGCATGGCAAGGGCAAGACGTAGAACGCAAAAAAGCCGTTAAGTCTGACCCCGGTGGAAGAACATCCTTTCGGACGTCACCCCATGCGGGGTCGGGATCAGGCTTAACGGCTCTCTTGTGTAGTCTTCCACGACTCACCCTCAAAAGATAGTCCATCTAAGTGCATCCTGTCAACACCTTTCTTCGTGTTGCGCTAGACAACAATACCAGCCTCTGGTATCAAGCGGTCTGCACTACAACTGGGCACGCTATGGTAATCACCGACGATGAGTTCATCCAACTCTGGGAGCGGCTCCGTAGCCCCCAGAAGATCGCCGACGAGGTCGGCATAACAGTGCGCAGCGTCCACAAAAGACGCCGCATCGTTGAGGACAAATACAAGATTCTCCTCAAATCAGAAGTGGTCAAATGCCCACAGTTTGAGCCAAAGCACCACCTCACGAAGATGCGCCATATCGGCGGCATGACTGACGGCATCGTCCTCGTATTCTCTGACGCACACTTCTGGCCCGGCATCCGTACAACCGCCTTCAAGGGCCTCCTATGGGCGATAAAATCCCTCAAACCGCATATGGTCATCGCTAACGGTGACATATTCGACGGGGCCGCGATCAGCCGACATCCCAGATCGGGATGGAGCCAGAGGCCAAACGTAAAGCAGGAACTAGACGCCTGCAAAGAAGCCATGACCGAGATTGAGAAGGCCTGCCACAAGGCTCGACATCACACGCAACTCGTCTGGCCACTGGGTAACCATGACGCTAGGTTTGAGTCGCGCCTAAGCTCATTCGTGCCCGAATTCGAGGGGGTTCAAGGGCTCACCCTCAAGGACCACTTCCCTAAGTGGAACCCCTGCTGGACGTGCTGGCCAACTCCGAATCTGGTAGTCAAGCACCGCTACAAGAACGGCGTCCATGCTACTCACAACAACGCCGTAGGGAGCGGCAAGTCAATCGTCACCGGCCACCTCCACAGCCTCAAGGTCACGCCCTTTGATGACTACAACGGCACGAGGTGGGGAGTAGATACGGGAACGCTAGCGGACACTGACGGTCCACAGTTCTCAGATTACATGGAAGACAACCCGGCCAACTGGCGCTCAGGGTTTGCGGTACTAACGATCCGCGATAGCCAATTACTGTGGCCTGAGATTGCCCGGAAGCACTCCGAAGGGATGCTGGACTTCCGGGGTAACCTAATCGACGTCAGCGAACTTTAGTCGTCAGTCTGCTCGTCTTCACCATCTGCGTCCTCAGCATCCGCATCATCTTCGGACTCGTCAGCGCTAAAACGATCAGCCCAAAGCGCGAGAAACGTGTCCTCGTCTTCGTCTCCATTCAGGAGGTAGTCAACCCGCTTAACCATGTCGCCTGCGCAACGCAGCAACGCCACAGTCAACTTAAAGTTCTCAATCGTCTCCTCTGAGTAGTCCGAGACATTGTGCTCGACCTCAAACTCAATCCGTTCGGCTACAACAGCGATCGACTTGTCGTCGCCGTTAAAGAATCCACCAACCATGATCACCTCCTTCGAGTAGGGCACGTCGCCCACCAAGAGTTTACTTGCGTACCTCATCATCCTGATGACAGCTTTATTGCGCATACGGGTTCACTACCCGGCGCGATCGCCCACTGTCAACGTAATCATCCTCGTCCCAGTCATCATCAGGCGGAGGATCGATATCCAACCAGCCACTGTCCCGCAAGAACCTCAGAGCCTGCGTGCAGGCGTCCACGAAGTCGTCATGAGTGGACTCAGGGAACGAGCAGATCTGGCTCACGAACCCCTCTGCCCAGTCCCGCACATAGCCCTTGCGTTGGCTGCTCTCAGGGATCCACACCCGGCCTCTGGCAATGATGTTAGACACGATGTTCAGCCGTTGCATCTTGTCAGCACGGCCGGGGTTGTATGCCCTTATCGGTAGGTGCGCCCTCTGCAGGTCCTGTATCAACGATATCCCCGCGGACTTGTCCTCGATCAGCAGCAGGTCTACGCGCTTCTTTTCCTTCCCTTCGCCGTACACCGCGCCGTACTCCTCGATCACCCGCGGCCTGAGATCCGGGTACTGGAGCCTCTCCTGCCAGCAGTCGATGATCATCACGGCCATTGGACCGTCGAGCGGTTTGAATACCCCAAACGTGATGCAGGCGGTCGGGTCGTTCTGTACCTTCTCTGAAGTCGCTACGTCATAGGACTGGATGATGTACTCGAACTTCGGGAACGGCTTGCCGTCAGGCCAGAGCTTGAACATATCCCGCTTGACGATGCCCGACTCCTCGGGATCGATGATCTCGGCGTAGATCTCCTGCCGGCCTAGCGTCGTCCCTTCGTACT